AAACCACAATGTCACTATGGACAGATATTCATGGAATAATTACCGTAGAACCTTTGGGAATTACGCAACCAGAAAAGAAATATATTCTTGATACAGTTCTAGCCCATCTTCCAAAAGTCACTGGCTCTGAAGAGGATATGCATACATATGTAATTCAAAGTGAAATATATAATCAGACAAATAGTAGTGTTGATGAATTTGGACAATGGAGTAACTTAGGAAACGGACATCGTTGGCATGGTCATGCAGATTTCGTGACGCATGACACATATATTATTGTTGTGGATGCTTCGTTACGTGACAGAGATTTTCACACGGCATTTAAAGAATTTCAGAAATGGCTCTGTCGTTTGTCAAAGAGAGTAATAGTAAAGAAGGTTTTTGTCGAAGTATCAGGATATAAGAAATTTGCAATTATAAGAAATCTAAACGACGCATATAGAGAAATGTTTGAAGAGCCAAGCTGGTGGAATGAAAATGGAGAGCCGACTTGGAGCGAGTATATGCTATATGAAAGAGAAAAATATAGCGAATATCCTATGTTACTCAAGTACAAATACTTCGCCGACAAAGAGAACGATGAGGAAGTAGAACGTAGATTAAATTATCGTAAGACAGAATGAAGGAAGGAATTATATTATGAGCGGTGGTCGTTTTAATTATGTTAATGATAATGCGGCGTCTGAATTATTTGGGTACAAGCTCTATCCAGATTACGGAAGTGAGGGATTTGGGCAAGCTGCGGTTGCAAGAAAATTAGATCCACTCGAAGACAAACAGCTTTCAGAGCTTGTGTGGGATATATTCTGTGTATTACATAGTTATGATTGGTATGCTTCTGGCGATACTGGCGAAGAAGTTTATCGTGAAGATGTAAAATATTTCAAAGAAAAATGGCTTGGCAAGACTCAAAAAGAGCTGATAAAAGAGGAAGTCGAAAAGGCAATCAGTGAGGCGAGAACTGAGTTGTTTAAAAGCTTTGGAATAGAGAAATAAATGAATGGATGATTATGTAAATATCACAGATGAGCTTGTCCCGTTTGCATTAGGACAAATGAAGTTGGAAGATGCATGTGCTAATGCATATAGATTATTCATAAACACTATAGAAACTAATACATATACTTGCAGTATTTGTAATAAAGTTATATACCCTAAGACTATAGTAAATGAGCATGGCATATTCATTGAAAATGATTATAACGAAATAAGAGGCAAGGGCGATAGCATATTAAAGAGGAATGTATGCAGCGAGTGTCTTAAAAAGCAAGACAACAAAAATAACAATTTTACATCGAGGTAAAGCTATGATAAGAAATAATGCTGAGTGGATATTAACTGCTCATTCATTTTACACGGATGAGGAACTTTCAGATGGAATAGTGTATGTTACAGCAGAATGCAGTAGTTGTGGAAGACACCATCCAGACAATTACGAAGTATATTCCAAAAGAACAGGGCGACCAGAATGGTGCGGGTATGATTATAATTGGAAGTTTGATAAAGTATTAGAAGAACATAATGCTTTAAAAGAATCTAAAAAGGCATTCTTTTCAAACTTCTGTCCTAACTGTGGAGCAAAGATGAGTGTGAAAGAAGGTTGATTTTATAAAGATGTATAAATGTTCTTCGTGTGGAACGAGATTTCTTGAAGCTGATTTAATTCATACTAAATGCTCTGAAAATTATGTAGGTAGCTATATAAATAAATACTGTCCGTTGTGTATGAAGAAAAAACAAATAGTTAAATTGCATGAAGTTGAACAAATTGTTAAAGGAAGCCCGTTTGCTAAAAGAATAATTTTTACGAGGTGATAATGTGGCTAAATATATTAATCGTGAAGAAGCTATTCACATTGTTACTAAAATAATGTGCGACAATAAAGTTCATCATAAAGGGAGAGCGATTAATAGAAATTTAAAACAATTATCTACTATAAATATCTCAGATTCTAAATCAACTATTAAAAAGAAATACGACATATTTGATAGTATAATTGAGCAATTAGAAAACGACCAACAGCCTATTGTAAACAATTTATCTGAAGGTCTACGAGAAGTGAACTAAAGAGATAATTAGGCTCATACAGGGGGATATGAAATTATATATGAAATGCAAAAGGTGGACTCATATGAAATTTAATAAGAAGTTAAAACCCTGTCCATTTTGTGGAGGACAAGCAGACTTATGTAAAGACGAGTGGAATCCTAAAAGTAATTTGAAATATTTTGTTATTTGTTCAAGTTGCGGAATCACAACTGAATGTAAAGGAACAAAACGGAGTGTAATAAAAATATGGAACAGGAGAATTAATAATGTCTTATGAAATAGGTACTACCGTAATTGACACATTAAGAAAGATTTGTCCTACAGTAGAAAAAGCAATATGTGATTGTTATTCAGGTACTATATATGTACTGTATGATTACGAGGTAGGAATTTATATGGCATTTGAAAAAGACTTAATACCTTATGACAAGTATTATTATGACAAATATTATTTTGATAACGATAGAAAACACAATCCAGCTTTAGATGTACATACCACACCATTGCTGACTAAAAGGTAAATTGATATGGCGATAATAGACTGTGTAAAAACAATGTAGGTATAAAAGATTAGTTTTATTAACGAGGTACATAATGAAAAAATATACATTAGATGAGCTTGTAAAGCTCGGATATAAGATAGAGAACGCAAAAATCACAAGTGTTGATTTAACGATGGCTGATCATGGATGCATAACTCTTTCTATTGGGTTGGATGGACAAGGTTGGGCTTGTTGTTATGGTGGCTATTGTCTTGGACATGGCTATCTTGGTGCAGATAATTTTGATGGAAATGAAAAGTCTATGCCGTACATTATGATGATTATGGATACTATTGGCGTACCACGACTTAATGATATGGTTGGAAAGTATATTAGAGTTGCGACCAGAGGATGGGGCGATATAATAAAAATTATAGGCAATATTATTGAAGATAAATGGTTTGATACGGAGAGTTTCTTGGATGGCGAAGAATAGACTTTAGAGTGAAAGAGAGGGAAAAATAAAAATGGGTTGTCCCAAAGTATATTATACAAGAGCCTTGCAATGTTTTGCACACTGTTTGACGTATGAAGATGATTCGAAATTAGCAAAAGCTCTATTAGAAGAACAATCAGACTCAAAGTTAGAAACGGCTATATTACAAAATAAAAAGACGCTTTCAGAGAAAGAGTTCTTTTATAATGCAGGACGAGTAGCACAACTTGTGTCTGACGAGGCAGAAGCAGAAGGCGTAGATCCGATGAACGCTTCCATTTGCGGAGTGGCAAAGTTTAACGACTTTATTGGACTAAAATGAATTTAAAAAATATAACAGGTGGTTTTGTATGATTAGAATAATAGATAAATTTAACCATGACTTTTGTAAATATGATGATGCTCTGCTACTAGGGGCATTTAACGTCTTAGATACTCAAACAAATATGTTAATGGAAAGTTTTTTTGGAAATCCAAACTACTATATATTTCATAATGGTAAAGATTCGGATAGGTATAAAAGAGTGGTAAATTTAGAGTTAGTTACAATTTGCCATGCTGACAGAGGGGATGATTTAAGCAAATATGGCTTCAAACTCATAGGTAGATCAGTAGATGGTTTTAATCGTTGGGGCAAGATATAATATTCGTCAGGGCACGTAGTCGTTTAGTTTTATTACAAAGGGGAATTAAAAAATGAATGATAGGTTAGATGTTGGTGTTGTACCGCTTGTAGAGTACTTTAATAGTCAAGGACTTAAAACTAAGATGTCTTGTCAAGGACATAACACGACAACTATGTCAATGTTTTGGATACAATTTGACAGTTCGGTTACAGAGGATGATATCATTCAATTTCAAAGGCAACATCTAAATCAACTAGGAGGCTTTTCAGCTTGCGGCAGATTTGTAAAACGTATATTAGCGTATAGTACAGGAGTAAGATATAGTTGGGAGTATATGGCTTCGGGCGTTGAAGCAGCTAATTGTGACCTACAAAACTGGTCACTAAACTGTCAACGTATAAATTAAAATATAGAAATGATAGGTAGTTTGTATGATTATAGGATTAGCAATCGGAATATTTTTAGGAACTGTGATAGGTACTGTTTTTACGGCACTTTTTTGCAGCAAGTAAAAGGGACGGTGAAAATTAATTAAAGTATTAAGTTTGTTCGACGGCATAAGCTGCGGTATGGTCGCACTCGAAAGAGCGGGTATTAAGGTTGACAGATATGTCGCTTATGAGATTGATAAATATGCAATTAAAGTTAGTCAAAAAAACTATCCTCAAATTGAGCAAATGGGAGATGTAACCACTGCTGATTTTTCGCAGTATAAAGATTTTGATTTGCTTATTGGCGGTAGTCCGTGTACTTATTGGTCAATTGCAAAAAGCAATCGGGAGACCACACCGAACGGTGTGGGAGGGCAGTTATTTATGCAATATGTTAGGGCATTAAAAGAAACAAACTGTAAGTATTTCTTGTATGAAAATAACTACAGTATACACAATAACATCAAGAACTTTATAACCGAGCAATTAGGCGTTCAGCCGATTATGATTAATTCTGCTTCGGTATCCGCTCAACAAAGAAAAAGGTGTTATTGGACAAACATTCCAAATGTTTCACAACCTGATGATAAAGGTATCTTATTAAAAGATATTATTGATACTAATTGCAAAGATGTATTTTTATTAAATACGACTAAAGGCAAAAGTCAGACTATCAAAGCAACGTCAGCTAATGTTTCCATTGCAAACATTGTTAGAAAAGATGGTTTTGGAGCTACTGGAATTGCGACGCCAATACGCATTGGTCAATATGATAAAGGTGGACAAGGTCAGCGAATTTACTCTATTCTCGGGAAATCGATTACACAGTCTGCCAATAGCGGAGGTCAAGGCGGAACGACAGGTTTATATAAAATTGACTTGCCAGACGGCGACTACATTATCCGTAAATTGACACCCGTTGAGGCGGAGCGTTTACAGACTTTACCCGATAACTATACCGCAGGCATTTCAAATACACAACGGTACAAATGTATTGGCAACGGTTGGACAGTTGATGTAATAGTACATATTTTGCAAGAATTAAAAAGAGAAGAAAAGTAGAGCTTTTGGAGGTGGCAGAATGACAAATTTTGAAGCAATCAAGAATATGACAGTTGATGAAATGGCTTTTGAAATCATATGCAATTTAAAATCATATTGTGATTATTGCGTGTATGATGGAACAACGGCTTGTGGTGATGGTTATAATTGTGAAGAAGGTATAGAGCAATGGCTTGAAAGCGAGGTATCAAAATGAGCTATTGTAAAGATTGTTTTAATTTTGAATTGTGTGCAAACGGCTATGGCGAGGTGACGGCTGATACTGAAATCACTAACATAAAGGGCAAGCCGTGTCATTATTTCAAAGACCGTTCAAAAATGATTGAGTTGCCATGCAAGGTTGGAGATACAATTTATCGATTGGTATTTTGTAAAGACGAAACGCAACATCCAATGACATACTCTCCAAGTCATTATATAAAAGAAACAGTAGTAGGTTTACATATTTGCGATAGCAGATTAAGAGTAAATGCCTTAAGCAATAGTAGGTATAGAGATTATCTTATCGTTAATAATAACGAGATATTATCGCACATATCAGTAAACAAAATTGGCAAAACAGTATTTCTAACACGAGAGCAAGCCGAGCAGGCATTGAGGGAGAAAACATAATGGACTTAGAAAAAATCAGCATTGAGCGCTTGCGTGAGGGTGCACAAATGAGTGAACTGTATTATCAAAAACCGCTTTTGATTTGCTACTCAGGCGGTAAAGACAGCGAAATTATTGTTGATTTAGCACTAAAGTCAGGAATTGATTTTGAAGTGCAGCACAGTCACACGACAGCGGATGCACCCGAAACAGTTTATCACGTTCGTAAAAAGTTCAAAGAGCTAGAGGAAAAAGGTGTTAAATGCACTATAAATAAGCCACGTTACGAAGGGAAACCTACGAGTATGTGGAATTTAATACCTCAGAAGAAAATGCCCCCTACACGCCGTATGCGTTATTGTTGTTCTGTCCTTAAAGAAACAGCGGGACGTAACAGATGTATTGTAACAGGTGTTCGCAGAGCAGAAAGTGTTAAACGCAAGTCGGCTGGAATTGTTGAAGCAAAAAATAAAGATATTAATAAACGCATCATCATCAATAATGACAATGATGAAAAGCGGCAGATTGTTGAGCGTTGCCAAATTCAAAGCAAAATTGCATATAACATTATCGTTGACTGGGATAATGAAACAGTTAAAGATTTCATAGATGGTGAACATATTAATTGCAACCCTTTGTATCAATGCGGTTTCAAACGTGTAGGATGTATAGGTTGTCCTTTGGCAGGCAAAAAAATACGAAATTTTGAATTTGCGCGTTATCCAAAATACAGGAATTTTTATATTCGTGCATTTGACAGAATGATTGAAATGCGCAAAGCTGAAAACAAAGATTGCACTTGGCAGACTGGGTTAGACGTATTTCATTGGTGGATGGAGGATGGCGTGTTGCCAGGTCAAATGTCTATTGATGGTGAAATTGATTGGTAAAGGAGCGTGAGCAGAAATGACACTTGAAAGAGCAGCGGAAATACTTGACCCAGAGCACAGAGAACATTACGACAGCATTGAAACAGTCAATGAGGCTTGCAAAATTGGAAGAGAAGCAGTTTTATCAAAGATAAAGAAAAAGCCAACATATGAGGGTGACGGTTATGATGAAAACGGAGCACTTATTTATGATAAAGCTTACTGCCCTATTTGTGAGCACGAGTTTGAATATGGTGTAAATGATTGGGAAAGTAACTTTTGCCCCGACTGTGGACAGGCTTTAAATTGGAGTGAAACGAAATGAGCAGATATATTGATGCTGATAAATTAAATAAAGCATTGGGTGATGAAATAAAAAAATTGGATAAACAGTTTTACTTTCCTGACATAACAAAAAAAGATTATATTCATATAGGAATTACGAGAGCTATTACCTCAGTTAATAATCAGCCAACTGAAGATGTGCAGGAGGTCGTGCACGGTAAGTGGGAAGATTTTAGAAAGGGCTATGGTTGGAAGTGTTCACAATGTGGAAATATTGCGTTTACCGATTCGCACAATTATTGTCCCAACTGCGGCGCAAAAATGGACGAGGAGTGATTTGTTATTTTTAAAATATTGTATATTATAGTACTTGGCTTGCTTGGATTTATGATAACAAGTGCAAGTGTAATGTTGTTTACTTGTTGTTTAAATTGTTTAAAAGTTGCCCTGAATAAAAATAAACACACAAAAATACTTAACACAATATTTAATGTATCAGGCATTGTCGCAATACTATCTTTGTTTTTGATAACAATAATCGGTATGATAGCATTAGTGGTTTATATTATAGTATAAAATCGAATAGGAGTGATAAAAATGAAATTTTACAATGATGAAGACCAGATTGCATAAGGATAGTAAAAATTTAAAAAGGGAGATAAAAGTTGGCAAAAAATAAGGATAAAGAAGGCTATCAAATTTCGTCTTATATCAGTGATTTTTGTAAGATGCTTGCCAAAGCTCAGGAAGATTATAAGTGGAATAGAGAAGAGGTAAATCGGCTAGATAAACTTACGCAAGACTATCTTCATCAATTAGAATTGGAAGGTCTTAATTATCGAGAAAGGGCAAAAGTTGCAACGCAGCTATCACAATGCAGACAGCTTCGTCGAGATTCTAAGGATACGGTTGAGGTATTAGAACCCCTTATAGCTTTTTTAGAAAGCGACAAAGGAAAGAATACGATTAACCTTATGCGTAATGTGCTGGGTAAAACTAGAAGCATTGAAGAAAAAATGAAATTACGTACATATAGATATAAAGTTTTGACTGAATCTGAATAGTAAAAGAGGTGTTTGTTATGATCAACAATCTAAAATTAGGCATACAAGGTGAGGATCCTGAATTTATAAGTAATTCTTACGAGATTATCTCGGATGATATGGTCAGTTTAAAAAACAAAATTGCTGAAATTGGGTATAGTACTACGTTTGGAGACTGCATTGGTAGTGAAATCCACGCCGAAGATATAAGCAATTTACATTTGTTTGTAACGTATAGCATTAATGAAAAAGATACAAGTATTTATATATTCATTAGCAATGAAAGGGATCCTATTTATATTGGATTTACTGAGGGCAATGTTATTAACGATATCAAATTAATTATGAATGTATGTAACCTATGGCTGTCAACAGCAAGAAACGTTGGTTTGGGTCAGTGTAGGCTAAAAGAAATTTAACATTTACTAATCAATAAAATGCTGATTTTATTAACATTATACCCACTATATATAGATGTAATACTTAATACAAATCAATATATAGTATGTTATAATATGAAATATATTTGAGGAGGCGAAATGGGTGACTGAATTAAGTCCTTACGAAGATGGGCATACATACAACGAAAAATATACTACCGAACGCAGTCCAACTTCCGTTGATTATTATGAGGCAATTCAAGTTTTAAAGGATTTTGGAGTTAGTATATCTAGAGAAATAAAAAATGAAATCTACGGAGCTAATACTCTTAGACGATTGGATAGAACGATAAAAAAATACGTTATGACGTTTCTATAGCAAAGTGTAATTTTACTGGAAATAATTTCCAGTTGATTTTTGCCAGATTATGGTATATAATAGCTATTACACGAACAATTGTTCTAAACGCAAGAAAACGTGGGGTGTTGCTATGTATAAAAGAATTAAATTAGACGAATGGCAAGAGCTGTTCGTTGAGGGTACTAACTTTACATATGATAATCTAGATAACTATGTAAAAAGCAAATTCGAATGTAGAATTATTTTTAATTTTGATAAAACATCTTATTCGATATATGGCAGAAGGTATTGCTTATTTCAAAATAGCAAAAGTAGCATTCGGCTAAACGATGTCGTTTATATTGAATATTTAGATTGCGATCCACATAATGTAAAAATAACTACTCGCACTGGTGGGCAGTATGATTTTGTACATAATAACGAAAAATTTGTATCTAATCATAAGAATGTTTGTAACATTACCGACTAACAAATTTAAACTTTAGTGTTATAATATGTACACATTAAAGATAAACGAAAGAAGCGTTGTGATTATGTTACAGCCAAAAATCGGAGAAATCTATTATATGAAATTTTCAGGCAACGATAGCGAACAGCATGGTTGGAGACCAGGTATTATAGTGCAAAATGATGTTGGTAACGCACACAGCCCTAATGTTATAGCTATACCATTAACAACTTGCTTAAAAAAGCTTAATATGCCAACGCATGTGTTTATAAGTTCTGAATTTGGTTTGCCTAGAGATAGCGTTGCTTTGTGTGAAAATCCACAAAGAATGTCGAAACACAATCTTGGACATAGGATAACAAGTCTTTCAACCGAGGTTATGTCTAAAATTGCAATTGCATACACCCTTGCTACATCAGTTATCGCATTCATAGATCAAACTACGCTTATAGAAACATGGGAAAAGAGTAAAAAATTGGTATATACAGTATAATAGATTGGAGTGATTTTGTGCCTACACAACTTGTAAGTATTATTGCAATGATATGTGCAATGATTTTGCTAATCGAAATCCCAAAAAGGTGGTAATACAATGTTAGGAATTCTTTCAACAATATTTTTAGGGACGCATCTTGGTGCAAGAGCCATATCTGATTCATATCAAGAGCATAAGTATAAAGAATCAGAGGAGTATATTAACTCAATTCATAACTATAACCTTTCAAGGCAGAAAGAAGTTAAGAATATATTAAGGGCTGCTGATATGGCGCAGATAAATGAATTGCGTAATAAAATTAAAGAGGCTGGAATTTGGATACCTCAAAATATTTATTCTTTCGAGGGGGAGCGAACTTTTATTAAAGCCGTTGCAAAACTCGAAGGATGGGATTACAAAGATACATCAACCCATTTGAGAGAAGTTTCTGCCTATAATAAAAGGCGTTAGGGTATAAAAAAGTCTAAATTAACAGTATCTAATTCGTTGAATTTTTTTAATTTATATGATATATTTATTACATAGATCTAATATTATTGCAGGTGAATTAGTATGTTTAATGAATATATCAAATTACAGTTTATAGATACTTTAGTAAACACTGAGGTAGCTAAGCATGCGTTTAAGACTTCTGAGAGCTATGAAGATGCATATCAGAAAGATTTATTTGATTTTAATCAAGCGGAGTGTCAAGCTTATCAGTCTAAATTGTTTGAGAGCTTCTCATACGAATCTAGACGAAAATATAGGCAAATACTCACAAAATATGCAAAGTGGTGTATAAAGCAGGGCTATACTACTTCTGATTTTTCAAAATATATAAACCAGCAAAAAAGTTACAATAGTGGAACTATATGGGTTTCAACCCCAATGATGTTAAAATTAAGAATGGATGCTACTTTTTATCCCCACAGTATGATGACAGCTGACGCAGCAAAAAGGTGCTTTATTTGGATGGCATATCTTGGAATTCCAAAAGAGCGTGTGATGAGTATAAAAGACCAAGATATACATTTAGGTGATAGCCCTTATATTGCTGTTGACGATATGATGTATAAAATAATTGACGAAGCCATAGAGGATTTTAATATCTGTTTAAATTCTACGGGCTATAAGGTTATTGGCAACATAGGTCAATTGTCAAGCGTTTTGCCTAAAAAAGATACTGATTATTTCTTAAGAACTAACCGAATATCTGTTCCTAGCTATTGGCAGTACAATAACACACTACTTCACAAAGCTGAGAGGAACAAGGTTAAGTTCACTCTTAACTACCAATATATTTTTGAATGTGGATCTTTTTATCGTGCTTACTTGAGAGAAAAAGACGGAGAACCGTTAGATTTATCTGAATGTTGTGTTGCACGTTTGAGGGTAAAAAAAGAACCAACAGCCCCATTAATAAAAATGGTAATTGCTGATTATAACTGTTGGAAAGAAGAATTTAATTTAAAATAAAATTTTTGCAGGCGTTTGCCTGCAAAAAATATAAAAGTTAATAACACTACAGACTAGCTTTAAGGTGGTGATGCTTATGATTTAACAAAAAATATATTAAATATTACATATAGAAAGAGGTTGATTATTCCAACAAACACAAATATTTTTGAAAAATTATTGGCAATTGATATTACTGATAAAATCAAAGAAAAAAATAAAATGAAGTATTTGCCTTGGTCTTCTGCTTGGGAGTATATGAAATCTGTTGATCCTATGGCTAAATACAATGTCGTAAAGTCCGAAAATGGATGTCTTTATCATACCGACGGAAAAACATGTTGGGTAGAAACAATTGTTTATGCTGGCGGACTTGAGCAGGGAGAAAGTTTACCAGTTATGGACAATAGGAATCAAGCTATCTCGCTTGAAAATATTACAACTACTAGTGTAAATAAAGCAATAAAACGCTGTTTAGTTAAAAATTGTGCTTTGTTCGGGCTTGGGCTTAACCTATGGTACGGCGAAGAACTGAGTGAGAACGCTAAAAGAGAAAGGGTAAAAAAGTTATCGGTACTTGACGAACTCAAAGCCAAAGCAATCACTCTATGCAAGAATGTAACTTCGAACGGGGTTGACTCTAAGGTTTTAAGTAATATGCTTAAAGAAAAATACGGAGAGGGCAATCCGAACAAGATTGACGACATTGAAATTCTGAAAGTAATGGTTGAACATTTAGAAAAAATGGAAGGTGCGACATAATATGCCAATAAATAGAATTGTAATTTCAGGAAATCTATCAAAAGATGTAGAGATTAGAAAAGCAGGAGAGTATAGTGTAGCAAAATTTTCTGTTGCCGTACCAAATTATCATAAGAAAAATGATGATGGCGAAGCTACTCCTGATTATTTTGAATGCGAAGTATGGAGAAAAACTGCTGAATTTCTAGGCAAATATGCAAAAAAGGGAGATTTTGTTGTTGTGACAGGCTCTATGGTATCGGATATCTACCAAGACAAAGACGGCAACAACAGGAAGGTATGGAAGGTACAAGCTGACACTGTTGAGTTGCGTACAAATGGCGCAAGAGAAATTAGTAACTCTTCAAATAACGATAGCTCTCCTAAGCAAAACGAAACTGGCACATCCGATGACGAATTGCCGTTTTAATTAAAATATGCAGAACAAATTAGCTGAACAAGAATGGTCATTTTCAAGAATTAACACATATTACAATTGTCCAAAGTCATTCTATCTTAAATATATAGCCGAAGTTGACGTACAAGAAAACGCTTTTGCTCAGTGGGGAAGTTTATGCCACTATATTTTAGAGAAATTTTATAAGGAGGATTACTCTCTTTATGAACTATCTGACAGATATAAATTTAGCTATCCGTTATATGTGACTGAAAAATTCCCATATAATGCCTATGCAAATTTGGATTTACAGTACTATATAGACGGGAAAGAATATTTTGCTAACTTTGACGATATATTTGATGGCTATAATATTGTCGGGGTAGAGCAAAAGTTTGAAACTGAAATAGGTGGCTATAAATTCAGAGGGTATATAGATTTAATACTTGAAAATAACGGCAAATATTATATATGCGATCATAAAAGTAAATCTAAGTTTAGTAATAAAAAAGAATTATCGCACTATCTGTATCAGCTGTATTTATATAGTAAATACATATATGAAAGGTTTGGAGCATATCCAGAATCGTTGATTTTTAACCTTTTTAGAAGCGATAAAATTGTGGAAGTTTCATTCGACTATGATGAATATATTAAGGCTATACATTGGGCAGAAACTATAATTCAGTATGCTATTTATGACGTCAACTATTATGACAAAGTATTACTATACTGTTTAAATAAAGGCAATGATATTGATGACTTTGAAAAAAATGATTATTTTTGCAATAACATTTGTTCAGTAAGAAGCCACTGTGAGCGTTCAAATAATTTTAACTGGAGAGGGCGATTTGGATATACGTTGACGGAGAAAAAATTTTAAAAGCTAAAGAAAAACTTGGGGAAGAGAACGCAAAAATTATCGCAACCTTACTTGAAGTTAACGATTTTGATGAGCAACATTTAAGAGCGTGTTGTCCGTTTCACGAAGAAAATACCCCAAGTTGGATATATAACCCAAAAAGTTACAGTTTTCATTGTTTTGGATGTGGAAGGAATACTGATATAATCGACGCCTTTATAAGTAGAGGTAATACATATTTAGGCGCAGTCCAAGAGCTGTTTAAGTTATCAGGAACCAAGTATTCCTTTGGAGAGCTTGGAATAAAGACACAGACAGATTATCATTATCCCAAAGAGGTGCAATGTAGTAACAAAGAGAATGTATATAGATATCTCGACTTAAGAAAAATTAGTCCCCAAACTATCGAACTTTGTGATGTAAGAGAAGATGAGCACGGCAATATAGTGTTTAATTATTACGACACAAATGATGTGCTTACTTTGGTAAAGTATAGACCTAGTCACAAGGTTGATAAGTCTAAAGGCGAATCTAAAAACTGGTGTCAAAAAGGGGCAGACACGCTTCCGCTACTATTTAATATGAATAGGATTAATATTGAGGAGCCGTTGCTAATTTGCGAGGGAGAAATTGACGCAATGTCGGCAATTGAGGCGGGATATACAAATGCAGTAAGCGTGCCATTTGGCGCAGGTAATTTTCAGTGGATCGAACATAATTGGGAATGGCTAGAACAATTTAACCAAATCATTATTTGTGCCGATAATGATGAACCTGGTCAAAAGATGATTAAAGAAGTGTCGTCTCGTCTTGGAAACTGGAGAACCAAAGTTGTGCAATTACCAGAATACTACGAATCTTCAGAAGGCAAACGTAAAATAAGCGATCTAAATGAAACTCTATATCGTTTTGGCAAGGAATTTACTTTAAAAATTATCTTAAATGCGAAGGATAATCCTGTAGATAGTGTAATAGATTTTTCGGATATTGAAGATATTGACTTGTCATCAATCGACGGTATATATACAGGTCTAGAAGAGTTAGACAGCGAGCTAATGAAGCTCTTCTACGGAACGGTTACTATTTTAACGGGCACTAACGGAAGCGGAAAATCTTCGTTACTATCTCAACTCATTTGTCAAAGCATGGATCAGCAGAAGCCTGTATGGTTATATTCAAAAGAATTACCTAATTCAATGATGAAAAATTGGATAGACTTTGTATTTGCAGGTAGGCATAACATTGATACTCTTACAGACAGAAAGGGTGCTACTTACTACAAAGTAACACGACAAGCCAGAAACAAAATAGATGAATACTACCGAAATAAGCTGTTTATTTACAAGGATGACTATGGCAACACTGTGGACGAAGTAAAGCAATCTATGGAGGACTCTGTTAGAAAATATGGCTGTAAGATGCTTATAATCGACAATCTAACAGTAGTAAATTTAGGTGGCGGGGATAACAATAAAAACGAAACACAAAATGCATTTATGTCTTGGCTAACTAAATTTGCGGCAACTTTTCAAGTAGTAATAGTACTTGTTATACATCCTCGAAAAGGACAACAGTTAATCAGGCTGTGTAAGTATGATATTGGTGGTTCGGGAGGAATGCTAGACTTGGCGCACAGGAGTTTCGCTTTATATAGAGTACAGCCAAAAGACAGAGTACCACATGGCAACGATCCCCCTCAAAATCACGATGTAATTCTAGACGTGTTAAAAGATAGACTTAGAGGACGAGAAAATCTTTCAATTGAAATGTATTATGATGCACCAACTAGGCGGTTCTACACAAACGAAAGCGAATTTAATCATCAGTATAGTTGGGATACGTCTGTTTATTCGACCACAATACCATATCCTCACCCTGATAATACATATGAAGTAGTTGGAGAGGAGATAGTACAGGATTATTAAAAATGTTGTTCAATACCATATACATACAGATTACAGTTTAGGGGATAGCGCAACAAAGTTTCAAGAATACGTTGATAAAGCCGTTGAATTAGGACAAGAAGCAATAGCGTTTTCTGAGCATGGCAATATGAAAGGTTGGTGTGCAAAGAAAATATACTGCGACAGTAAGGGAATTAAATATATTCATGCAGTTGAATGCTACTTAACCGAAGACCATAAAAGTAGGCTTAGAGATAACTATCATACTATTCTTATTGCAAAAAATTTTGCAGGAGTAAAAGAGTTAAACGCTATTATTAGTAAGGCAAATTCTGAAGATGATCATTTTTATTATGTTGGCAGAATATCATTCGATGAGTTCTTTTCGTTATCAAATAATATAATCAAGATAAGTGCTTGCCTCGCATCCCCTTTGAATAAAATGAACACGTCTCATCCTTTATATGAAAAACTTGTCCAAAGTTATGATTATCTTGAAATTCAGCCACACAAATGTAAAGAACAAATAGCGTATAACAAGCATCTTGCGACACTTGCTGACATATATCATAAACCTCTTATTGCAGCAACAGATGCTCACTCCTTAAATGGGTATAAAGCTGAATGCAGAGAAATACTGCTATATAATAAGAAGCAATTTTATGAAAACGAATCTGAGATGGATTTGACTTTCAAATCTTATGACGAACTTGTTAAGTCGTTTAAAGAACAGGATGCAATACCAGAACAATTATATTTGCAAGCTATCGAAAATACCAATGTTATGGCTGATAGCGTTGAGAGTTTTGAATTAGATACATCGTTAAAATATCCTATATTATATGGTAGTTATGCCAATGATGAGGTAAAGTTCATAGAAACGATTGAACGTAAGTTTACAGAGAAGGTAAAGGCTGGAATTATACCTAAAGATCAGATAGAACCATTTAAAAAGGCTATTAGTGAAGAAATTAGGGTATTCAAAAAGCTAGAGATGTGTGGATTTATGTTGTCAATGTCAGAATTGCTTGTATGGAGCCGCAATAAAGGAATACCAATTGGACCAGGGAGAGGCTCTGTGGCGGGTTCAAGAGTAGCATATATACTTGATATAACCGACGTAAATCCTGAAAAATGGAATACAGTATTTTCAAGGTTTTGTAATGAGGACAGAAAAGAGGTAGGAGATGTCGATATTGACATCATTGATTCCGATAGGTCTACAATTATATCCTATATCGTAGATAGATTTGGTGTAGAGAAAACAGCTAGAGTACCGTCTTACCAAACAGCACAAGATTTAGCCGCAATTGATTTAATAGGCAGAGCACTTAGGTTTAAGTGGGAGCACGACAATCCAGATAAGAAAGATTTTAAAGGTTGTAAATATAGTATCGGATATGTTAATAAAGCAAAAAAAGAATTTTCTTCAAACGAAAGTAAGGCAAGAGCAAAATATCCAGATATATTTTATTACTACGACGGAATCTTAGGTGTAAAGACCTCGCAGTCAGTGCACCCAGCTGGTATTGTTATAAGCCCAATTACCTTGGCTGACAATTATGGTGTGTTCAAAAAAGATGGCATGTTGTCGCTGCAAATAGACATGGAAGAAATCCATGAAGTATCGTTAGTTAAATATGACTTATTAGGTCTAAAAACTGTACAAGTTCTGTTTGAAACATGCAAGTTAGCAAACATACCTTATCCCAAAAGTCATGAAATTAACTGGGAAGATGAAAAAGTATGGGAAGACATGCTTCGATGTCCATATGGAATATTTCAAATGGAAGGTGCCTATGCTTTTAGACTATTAAAACAATTTGCTCCTAAAAACATCTTTGATATGAGTCTTGTAACTGCCGCCCTCCGTCCGTCAGGAGATTCTTATAGAGACAAACTTATCAAAAAGGAATTACATAAAAATCCGTCTCCAATGATTGACGAGTTGTTCAAAAATAATTACGGATATTTAGTTTATCAGGAAGACGTAATCAAATTTTTGACAGATATATGTGGGCTTAGTGGTAGTGAAGCTGACAATGTGCGAAGGGCTATTGGTAGAAAAGACGAGGCAAGGCTTAATAAAGCTCTTCCTGACATATTAGAAGGATATTGTAAATCATCAACGCAGCAAAGAAATATTGCAGAAACAGAAGCAAAAGAGTTCATTCAAATACTGAAAGATAGTGCGTCATATATGTTTGGCTACAATCACAGCATAGCGTACTGTATGATTGGTTATCTATGTGCGTATTTGAGATATTATTATCCATATGAATTTTGTACGGCATATCTAAACTGTGCGAAAAGTAGCGAACAAATACTTCAAGGCGAAGAGATTGCAAACGTATACGGAATAATAATTACACAGCCTAAATACGGAGCATCTTTGTCAAACTATTATTTTAATAAGGACGAGAAAATTATTGCTAAGGGAGTAGGCTCTATTAAGTACTTATCTGACAACGTGGCAGAAAATCTTATGACTGTAGCAAAACAAGAACAACCGACCACCTTTATAGATTTACTGATTCTTGCTGACCACAAGTACCACGTAGGTTTGTCAAAAATAGAAATACTTATTGAACTTGACTTCTTTAATTGTTTTGGTAACAGAACTGAATTATTAAATGTTTTCCATTTTTACTTAGACATATGTAATCGTGGACAAGCAAAAAGCATCTCGTGCAAAAAACTTGACTCTTTCGTAGACAGTGTAGCGAAAAACACTGTTAAAAACAATAAATTCACAAGCAATATTGGAGCAAATGGTAAAGCCCTTAGTACATACAATATTCTTAATATCAATGAAATGATGAACGAATACGAGAGGGAAACTAAAAATTTACGATTAAAAGATTGGTCGTATGATAGAATTATTGATTCGCAAGAAAAATATCTTGGAACTGTTGACATAAAAACAAATAAGCCAGAAGATAGGCAAAATTTATTGATTACTGACGTTAGGGAATTAGTTACAAACAATAATTGTTGGGGATATGCACTATTTACACGTTCTATCGGGACAGGCAAATCTTCGAGAATAACAGCACGCTCTCATTTATATAAACTTCACCCTGTTAAGGAGAATAGCATTATACATGTTGAGCTGTCAGACCTCTGTAAAAACAAAAAAGGTTTTTGGAATATATACAATTACAAGGTACTTAAGGAGTGATTTATTAATATGAAATGCACAGTGTGTGGCAAAGATTTCGATAGGTTTGATGACCAAGAAAATTTTGAAATTGAGTTTCCTTACATAGGCTACGGTTCAAATTACGATACCTGTAGTATTAATGCTAAGCTATGTTGCCAATGTTTTGACGCAATGGTTAGTTGCTTAGTTGCAAGAGCAGAGAAGTTTGGACGCTCAAGTGATGAATTTATATCAGAATATGACTTATAAATAAGGAGTGATTTCATTAAATATAAATATTTAATTTTGTCCATGGCAATAGTTATCTTGATGGCTATTATAATAGCTTTCTTTTCTCCAGTAGCAGAAGACTTAGTAGTAACATCAACGCAAGACGAAGCGCTAGTAGAATGCACAACAACACAATCTACTAAAGACGAAGCTAAAACGATATCAGAAACTGTTAGTGAAAATTGCGAATTGACAACTGAAGAGACTACCAAAGTGATAGAGACTACAGAGCCTGTAGTGGAAACAACTACCGAGCAAAATACGGTAGAAAACGACATTGATAATTCTCAACAATATCAAGAGGACTATCTTGAGAATCAACCTAATAGCTACAACGATAATATAAATTGTACATATGACATATCCGAATACGAACTTGAGTTAGTTGCAAGAACTATCTATTGTGAGGCTGGTGGATGTAGCGAATATTGTCAATGGTTAGTCGGTTCGACGATACTTAATCTTGCTGATGTGAATGGCGGTATAGTAGCTGTGACAAGTAACTCCAATATGTTTAATGTTGCTGATTATTTATACAACAGCACACCAAGTGATTTGTCTTATAGTGTAGCAAGAAGAGTTTTGTCTGGCGATAGAGATTATAATGTTATGGCATTTAGGGCTAGCTATTATCATAGTTTCGGAATTCCATATACAAATGTTGATAATATGTATTTTAGCACATATTAAGATTTTTCCAGAGGCGTATCATACGCCTCTGGAGTTATAAAGGAGAAGTTAAATCATGACAGATACCATACTAGAAGAGGAGTATGAAAAAGTTTTAAAGCTTTGCGAAGTTTACAAAAATTTGCTAATCGATTCGGTAAACAAGGGCGTAGAACTAGAAACTAAAATAAATAAACTTATCAAAGAAAACGAAGAGTTGAAGGAGAAGTTGTCAAACGACAGGTGACTATTATGGATGGATTTGAAAGAGAACACATTCGATATTTAAAGCGTCTGGCAGAGAATTTACAAGATAGAAAGCTATACGACTGCCTTGACTTGTTACAAAACACAATATTGTCTAAAGAAGCATATGAGGCGGAAGTAGAAAGATTGAGAGGAGAATTAAATGCGACAAAGAATTGAACTAATTACAAGCGAAGATGTAAATAATTTTATTAATGTGGTCGATGGCATTGATGCCGATGTAATACTTGAGGGATTTGATGAAAACGGTAAACCTTGGATGGCAAACGCTAAAAGTTCTCTTGCTACATTTGCTTTGGTTGGAATGACGAATGTCCGCAAAAATTCAATTAATAGCTTAGATTGGAATACGTTGACTTGTGTTTGTGAAAAAGATATTTATACTCAAATTCAAAAGTGGGCAGTTGGTTCGCAAATGGAGGGCTAATATGTCTAAGGATTGGATAGGTAATTCACACTCTATTTATTCAACAATTGGGGCTTCGAATCATACTAACCATGTTCGTGCCGAACTTGACTATTATGCAACAGATCCAGAATCGGTTAAAAGACTTCTTGAAGTAGAAAAATTTAGCAATGACGTTTGGGAACCAGCCTGTGGCGAAGGACATATTTCAAACGTGCTAAAAGAATACGGGTATAAAGTTTACAGTACCGATATAGTAAATAGAGGTATTAACGATGACACTTTTGACTTTCTTATACATAACACCGAACAAAAAGACTGTGATATAGTTACTAATCCACCATATAAAAGTGCTAAAGCCTTCGTAGAAAAGTCTTTAGACAGTATTACAAGTGGACACAAAGTTGCTATGTTTTTAAAATTAACTTTTTTAGAAGGACAAGCAAGGATAACATTGTTTGAAAAATATCCTCCTAAATACATATATGTATTTTCTGATAGACAAAAGTGTGCAATGAATGGCGATTTTGACAACATAGGAAGTAGCGCTGTGGCTTACGCTTGGTTCGTATGGCAAAAAGGGTTTATTGGCAGTCCTGAAATTAAATGGCTAAACAAAACAGAGAAAAAGGAGTTTTGATATTTTGGGACAGGTAATCATACTTCCAGAAACAACCAAATATCCAATTAGCCTTATAGGTGAAAGAGCTGGTTGTTGTTGGGGTGCAGATATATCAGATGATAATAAAAATTACAAACGAGGAATTAGTTGTATAAATAGTCAACACGGAAGGGTGCTTGAGTATATTAATGTCGAGCTAATTTTAAAAGGATATTCGGCAAGAGTAATTCGTGAGTGGTACACCCACATAGGAGGCTCTCCTACTAGACTACAAGAGAGTACTCGTTACGTTAATTGTACAGATTTTGAATATATAACTCCTCCTTCAGTAAACAAAGATAAATACTGTAAAGTACTTTTTACAAATGAGATGAGGAGAATTTCTGAAACTATTAAAAAGCTCGAAGAGGCGGGTATTCCTAGAGAGGATAGCGCTATGCTATTGCCCTTGGGTATGGGTACGACCATCGTAGACAAACGCAATGCAAGAAATCTTATTGATATGTCACACCAACGCTTATGTTCAAGAGCGTATTGGGAATACAGAATTTTAATGAGAGACATATGTAAGGAACTATCAAAAATATCAGACGAATGGGCTTATCTAGTAGACAACTATTTTGTGCCTAAGTGTGATATGCTTGGGTACTGTCCAGAGGCTAAATCGTGTGGGAAAACAGAAAAGAGAGGGGTTGGTTGACATCGGAAATCGTATTGTTTTAGTAGTCGGGGAAAGCGGTTCAGGAAAAGATACATTAGTTAATGCTGTGTGTGAAAAATATGGTTATAAAAGGGTAATTTCATACACAACTAGACCAGAACGTAATGACGCAAAAGACATTCAAAGTCACATTTTTATTAACAACGAAGAGTTTGATGAACTTGAAAACATTATCGCTTATACAGAGTTTAACGGCTATAAATATTGCTCTACAGCACAACAGATTGAAGAGTCCGATTTCTATATAATAGATTGTGACGGTATAAAGTATTTTAAGGAACATTATAAAGGTAGCAAAGATATTATTACTGTACATATCGAAGTTCCTAAAGTTGATAGATTCCTCAGAATGGAAAAACGTGACGGTTCAGTAAAAGTAATGGAACGTATTAAGCACGATGAGATTGCTTTTGAGAATGTTAATGAGTTGTGCGATATTACCATTAGCAACGAATCAAATGATATTAGTAACGCAGTAGAAATGCTAAAAGAGGCAGTAGAAGGTAGGTTGAATATTAATTGAATGTAATTAAAAGAGATGGGCGAGTTGTTGATTTTGATAGGGGTAAGATTTCAAACGCTATTATAAAATCAATGGCGAGTGTAAATAATTGCAATACTGTATTAGCTAATAAAATTGCTGTTGAAATCGAACGTATTAATACAGATTTATCAGTTGAAGAAATCCAAGATTTGGTAGAAAAAAAGCTTATGGCAAGCAATTGCAAGGATGTTGCAAAGGCATACATTATCTACAGAAATGACCGCACAAGAGAGAGAGAACGCAATAGCTCTATGCTTAAAAAAATATGGGAACGCACAAATGCTACTCATATTGAAAATCTTAATGCTAACGTAGATGAAAACTCGTTTTCGGGTCGTGAGAAAGAGGCAAGTTCTGATATTCAAAAGGAAATTGCTCTTGAATATGTTATGAGCAAAGAAATATCGGATGCTCACAAGAACGGATTAATATATCAGCACGACCTTGATAAGTATAATCTCGGTATGCATAATTGCCTCAACTTGGATTTTGAAGAAATTTTTAAAAATGGATTTTCAACAAGAAACGGCGATGTAAGACCTCCTACAAGTTTTTCAACGGCTTGTCAGCTTGTAGCAGTCGCTTTTCAATGCCAAAGTCAGGTACAGTACGGTGGCGTAGCAAGCGTTCATTTGGATAGGGATTTAGCTCCATTTGTTAAAATGAGTTATTTTAAACATTACCTTGATGGTTTGAAGTATATTAATTGTACATCGGATAGTGACATTACTTCAATTAAAGAGTGTATAAAAACTGTAGATATAGATAACTGGCATATTAACGACACAATGTTTGCAAATGACCCTAAAGCTCATACATATGCTATGGATATGCTTGAAAAAGAGGGTAGGCAAGCAGCACAAGGTTTGTATCACAATCTAAATACTCTTGAGTCAAGACAAGGTTCTCAAGTTCCTTTTACATCTATTAACTTTGGCAGAGATACTACTCCTGAAGGACGCTTGGTATCTAAATGGATGCTTGAAGCAAGTTTAGACGGAATTGGTAAGTATCATAGGACAAGCATTTTTCCTATCTCGATTTTTCAATACAAAAAGGGTGTAAATTCTGACAAAGACAATCCTAATTATGATTTAAAGCAATTAGCCTTAAAGTCTCTTAGTCGTAGAATTTATCCTAATTGGTGCAATGGAGATTGGTCTCAGGCACACGAAGATGAGAGTAATCCTGATACTTTCTTTTCAACTATGGGTTGTAGAACATTAGTTGGCTATGACCGACATGGGCTTGGTTACACAAGAGTTGGTCGTGGTAATAACAACCCAATTACGATTATTCTTCCAAAGCTCGGTATTGAATATGGCATTTGTCTTGGTAAAAGAGATAAAGCTGATTTAGAAGGCTTTTGGGAAGCATTTGAAGACACTCTTAAATTAGTAGAAAAGGCACATCTTGAACGATTTGAAATTATGGCAAAACAGTCACCTAAAGCAGCACCATTTATGTACGCAAACAATACTATTAAAGATGGGGACAAGTGTACAGATAACGTATACGAAGCACTTAAGCACAACACTTTTGCGATTGGCTATATTGGAATAGCCGAAATGTGTCAGGCTTTATTCGGAGAAAACCATGTACATAATAAAGATATACATAATTTTGCACTTTCTGTGGTGAAACGAATTAATGAATTTGCATTAGAGGCAAGTGAAAGGAATAATTTGAATTTTAGTTGTTATGCCACTCCTGCTGAGAATTTATGTAAGACAGCTGTACGAAAGCTAAGAAGTCAGTATGGTTCAATTAAAAATGTAACAGATAGAGAATATCTCACAAATTCTCATCATGTGCCTGTTTGGGAAGAGGTTTCTGTTTATGATAAATTGAATATAGAAGCACCTTTTTGTAAATATCCAACTGGTGGCTGTATAACTTATATTGAATGTGAAAGTACATTTATGCAAAACACCAAAGCTGTTGAAGACATTATTGATTACGCTTTCCAAAATCTTGACATTCCTTATTTGGCAATTAATTTTCCTATAGATACTTGTCTTGATTGTGGCTATCAATCTGAATTTAATGATAAATGCCCTGTTTGTGGAAGCCATAATATTGAACAGCTAAGACGAGTGACAGGATATTTAACTACCGACTGGCATAATTTCAACGAAGGTAAACAAGCTGAAGTTAATGACAGAGTAAAGCACACTGCATTTCATGATTTAGGAGCAGAATTATAGATGTACTTATGTGGTGCGAATTATGAAAGTATTGCTGATGGAATTGGTGTCAGAACCACACTATTCATAAGTGGATGCCTACATAACTGTTATAAATGTCAATCACCTCAAACCCATAGTTTTACTTATGGGCGAGAGGTGGATGAAAAAATGATTAATCAAATAAATTCTGAAATAAAAAAACGTCCTTTTTTAAGTGGCATTACACTTTCTGGCGGAGATTGTATGTACTCCCCGTTAGAAACACTAAAATTAATTAAAAAATTATATATTCCTCATAATAATATTTGGTGTTACACAGGATTTACATACGAAAAATTATTGCAAAATAGCAATCAATATCAATTATTAAAAGAAATTAATGTACTTGTAGACGGAAAATTTGATTTTAAAAATAGAGACGTAACATTGTTATTCAGAGGTTCTGCAAACCAAAGAATTATTGATGTGCAACAATCAATTACAAACAACGAAATTATTTTATGGAAGGATGGAACAGCCTAATGGCTGATTGCAGCAAACAAACTAAAAAAACAGTCTTGACAGAATTTCTAAAACGTTATCCAGAAATTGAGTTTGACGAGGAGCTTGGTATCCCTCTCAATTTTTGTGTTGATCTGTTCGGAACGTGCAAATATTTCGAAAGCGACGATAAAGCACCTTGCGTTGAATGTTGGAATACACCAATAGAATAAAAATCTAAAAGGAAGTGCTAAATATAAACGCAGACAATACATATCTAAAAATCCATTTAATTACATAGGTGGCAAGTATAAATTATTGCCACAAATACTACCGCTCTTCCCAAATAATATTTCTACATTTGTAGATTTATTTGGTGGCGGCGGAGAAGTATCTCTAAATGTAGAAGCTGAGAGAGTTATATACAACGATAAGTGCAAACCGCTTGTAAATATATTCCAAAACCTTGATGATGATTTTATAGCTAATGTAGAATATATGGTTGCTCAATATAGTTTATCTAAAACTAATAAAGAGGGATTTTTAAAATTAAGAGAAGATTACAATTCTGCAAGCAAAACATCTAGACAAGACGCTGTTATGTTATACTGCCTGCTCTCTCACGCTTTTAACTATCAAATAGCATTTAATTCATCTGGTAAATATAATATGCCAAGTGGAGCAGGACGTAGCTATTTCTCTCCACAAATGAAAATTAAACTACAGAAATACATAGACAGAATTAAAGAAATTAATATTGAATTTCAAAGCAATGATTTTCATAACTTGAATTTTGATAATCTACCCAGAGACGCATTCTTCTATTGCGACCCACCGTATTTAATTACGACAGGAGCGTATGAGCGAGATTACTTCTGCAAATGGTCTGAAGATTATGAAAGAGAACTGTACAATATCCTTGACATTCTTGACTATAATGGCTATAAATTCGCTTTGTCAAATGTAGTTGAACACAAGGGTAAGTCAAACGATATTCTCAAAGAGTGGTCTAAGGGGTTTAATATTCACTATTTAAACAAAGATTACAAGAATTGCAATTATCAAAGACAAGATAGGTCTACTAAAACTGTTGAAGTGTTAATTACAAATTATTAATCACGAAAGTGCAGATTTTACGCAATCAAGCGAAAGGATGATTTAGAATGAAAATAATTAATTTGCCAAGAGGAAGCGGGAAAACAGAAAGATGTCTATTTTATAGTGAAGAACATAATGTACCGATTTTGTGTACAAATGTAGCACACAAAAATATGATAATCAGCAGAGCAAAAACATTTGGAATGAACATTCCAACACCGATATGTATTAATGATTTACAAAAGTTACAGCCTAGTGGCATTATTATAGACGAAGCTATGGGTATTTTACAAAAACTCATCAATAGAGAATGTAACAAAAAAGTCGATATTAAATGCGTGACATTTTCAGACGAAGAAAACTCTAAAAAATTTAGAACATTTAACAATATTGATGGTTACAGAGATGAATATTTTGCGGTTAATCGTTAATAAAACTCTGGTTTTATAATTAAAGAAAGAAATGGATTGATAAGGAATAATGATTGTAATTAATTTATTCGGAGCACCTGGAAGCGGTAAATCAACTGGTGCTGCATACATCTTTAGTAAATTAAAAATGAACGGCATTAACGCTGAGTTAGTGACCGAAGCTGCTAAAGATATGACTTGGGAAGGTAGAAATGTTGCCCTTAGTGACCAACTATATGTATCAGGCTGTCAGTCATTAAGACTTACTAGACTGAACAATAACGTTGATGTTGTAGTGACTGACTCTCCTCTGCCTATAGGACTAATGTATGTAGATGGAGTCTCAAAAACGTATCTACAACCTGTTTTACTTCAAAAGTTCAATCAATTTTCAAATATAAATTATTATGTTAACAGATGTAAGCCATACAACCCTAAAGGACGTAATCAAACCGAAGAGGAAAGCGACGAAATTGCAAAGATAATAAAGCGGTTTATGAATGACAATGATATTGAGTTTAAAGAGGTTTTAGGCTGTCAGGATGGGTACGACTATATTGTTGAAG